TTCATATACCGATGGCCTTCCCCTGCTGTGCATAGCACAGCGAGAAACGGGCGAAGCGAAAACGAAAAGAGGAATAAAAATGACAACAAGAAAACTACTAAAAATTAACAACAGCAAGAAAATACACTTCTCATGGAATGACTCATTTTCTCATGGAAAACACCACATTGGAATGGCTTGTAAAATTGCTTCTGAACAAGTTGATTCATTCACAGAAACACCAATGACTGTGGATGAGTTTAGACAAGCAATTGATGAGAACAAAATATGCAAGACTTGCCTTCGTGAATTACTACGATACAAGAGAGGAAGAATGATGACTGTTGAATGGATGATTGACGCAATGTATGGAGATGAGTAAAATGACGAAATATAAGAACGGACAAACATGGCCTAAAGGAATGACGAAATCAGGATTGATGATGCTCTTTACTGATGATGAATTGAGACACGGTTGGCCGAGAATTAGAGATGTAAAAGTAAGGAATAGAGATTGCATGGCGAAATACGGACAGGAAGTTGCTTCTGATTACCATTTAGAAATGGAAAAATATATTTATTATCCAGCAGGTAAACCATTAGTTACTGATACACAAATTAGAGCATTTAGAAAAAAATTGAATACTTTCAAAGGTAGGAAAATTAATGGTTGGAATGGTGAATGGGTAGTGAAAGAATCAATGCAGAAACCCGCATTTTGGACTAGAGAAAAAGAAGAAGCATGGATTGATGCAAAGTTATCAAAATCAAACAGCATTAAATGGAGATGAATGAAATGAAAGTAGTAAATCTAAAACAAAGAGTGCCGATATGCCCGAACAAAGATGATGAGTTTAATCCAAATGCATTTACAGAAGAAGAGACTAAAGAAATGTGTCGAACAGGTAATTTTGTATGTCCTTATTGTAAGTCATTTTCTCACAAAGCAATTGGTGGAAAAGTATGGAATGTTCATTGGGGTAAATGGATTCAATCATAAGGGTGGGAAAACCCGATTGGGTTTATGGAATCTTTTCTTATTGTATCAATTGAATATGACGAAACAAATAATCTTCTAACTCATCTCAGATTGAAGTCTTTAGATGGGTCAACAAAAAAGGTAACAGTCGAGGGTTGTGTTCCGAGATTTTGGTCAGAAAAAAATCCTGATGATATTCCAAATCTTCCTGATTTTGTTACATCAACAAAACTCTCAGATAAGACTTCGATAACAGGCGTTCCATTGTATGAGATTAGAGTTGAGAAGCCGTCAGATATTAGAGAGATTAGAGATTACTTTTATCCACATTATTCAGCAGATGTTTCTTGGAGTTCTTTGGTTCGGTGGATTTACGGATGGACTTCGGTTGTTGACATCAACATGGATGAATTAGCATCGGGAAGAAATCTCAGACCGATTCACATTCGACCAAGCGAAACTGACCCAACAAGATTCAATCTCGACATAGTTTGGTTTGATATTGAAACAGCAGATTCACTTGATGTTGATAATGCCCCTGAAAGAGTTGTGAGTATTGCATTTGTTGATAGTGTAACGGGTATTCACGAAGTTGGAACTACTTCTCCGACTAGCCAACACCAAGTTAGGCGATTTTTGGGGTCAGGGAAGGCGTTAGAGAGCGTTGTTGAGCATTCTAGTCCAATTCCCCCACTTGACCCTAAGAAGGTCTTAGTCGAATCCTTTTCTCATATGGATGAAGATACCAATGAAGCGGCCTTACTTTGGTGGTTCAAGAAAAGATTAGAAGATTTAGATAGAGACTTACTTGGCGGTCAACATATTATCGGATATGATATTCCATATCTGAGAAATAGATGTCGAGTAATGAGAAAAGAAATGGATAGAAGATATGCTGGTAAAGTTCCTGTTCATCATCGTTATCCGAATCTATATTGGTCGCTCAAAAAACAAAGGCTATTTGATTCCAAAATTGCATATGCAGAACAGGTTCAAGGTGCGGCTGCAACAACAGGTTCAGGTTCACTTGCTTGGATGGCTGGTTCTGTTCTCGGTTATGGTAAAGTTCCACGAACAAGAATTACAGAATTGATGGAGAAAGACCCAATGATGTTGGCTGTCTATAACATATGGGATAATGTATGTGTTGAGAGATGTATGAACCAACTAAATCTTGTTCCATTTTACCTAACAAAAACTGCATTCCATAATTCAGTTATGAGAAAAGCAAACTCTAACATGATGTTGGTCGAAGATATGATGGGGCATCTCCTGTTTGAAAGAAATATTATCATGCCTTCTGTTGAAGTTGTAAGACAAAGGAGAAGTGGTGGAATAGAGCAAGGTGGATTCGTAATGGAAGCACCGATTGGCGTTTATCAGAATGCATTTGAAGTTGATAATTCAATGGAATATCCATCGGTGATTATTACTACAAATGGAAGTCCTGATACTCTTGTAAATCCAGCAGATTATCCTAATGGATTCCCATTCCCAATTACTACTACGCCAGCAGGTCGGATTTATCGAAGAGATAAGGAAGGAATCATGCCTTCTGTTCTTCGTAATCTTGCTACTCTAAGAAAGGAAACTCAGGCATTAATGCGAGAAGCATATGAAAATGGTGATGAAGAACTTGGAGATACTTTGAATCGAAAGCAGCGTGTTCAAAAGGAATCCATGAATAGTTGGTATGGAGTTCTCGGCTCAGGTGAAACTGAGAAAACGAAGCGAAGGCCATTCAGATTAGCATTGCCTGAATTGGGTTCAGATATTACAGAAGTTGCTAGAATACACAATCAATGGAATAGGGATTTAATCGAAGCAACAAATCTTTGGTTTTCTGAGTTGGGTATTGAACCCTTTACAGAAGATATTGGAGATGCAGAAGGAATCAAATTATCATTCCATGTCATAGGTCAAGATACTGATTCCTGTAAGGTAGCAATAACCAATCACGATGAGGCTCAGAATGCAGTTAGAGACTTCACTAAAGATGATGTGATTTCGATAGCAAATATGTTGTGTATAATGTTGAATAATTCCTACGATAGATTTGTTCAGGAGACATTGGGTGTTGAGAAGAATGAGTTCTTTTTTGTGAAGCCTGATGCACACTATGAGAGATTCTTTTCTTGGGGTGTAAAAAAGAGATATGCGTATCGAGATTTCAATGGTAAACATGGATTCAGGGGAGTCGAAATTAGAAGGTCATCTGCACCCAAGATTGTCAAAGATGCACAGTTGAAAGTTTTCGATTCTATACTTCAAGGATGCAACAAATCTGAACTTAATAATTTGTTAAGAGAAATCCATTCTGATTTGATGGATGTCGAGAAAACACCGAGTATAGATTTTGGTCAGCCGATGGGAATGAAAAAGACCGGAACTCAGGCTCACAAAGCAGGGCTATGGTCTAACAAAAATATTGGAACTAATTTTGACATTGGAGACAAGCCCGTTTTGTTCAATGCATCTTCGACAAAAAATGGGAATCTTCCATCAAACAAAATTGTCGCAATCGAATGGGGCGAAACTCCTGAGTCCTTCGGTGTTGAAGTCAACAGGGAAGAATCATTCAACAAGCACTTCACAAAATCGAAATCTTGGGAAGGTATTTTGGGTGCATTCAGAACTTCTTGGAAAACTTCACTTGTTGGAATGAATCAAGTTGATTTAGAGGATTGGTTCACATGAGCGTAGTTCAAAGTCGAAGAAGAAAAGTGTATGAGATATTGAGGGGTGAATGTGGATTCACGCATCATCAAACGATGTGGTTGATTACGCTCAATCTCAGCCACTTAGGGAAGTTCGATGAGATACTAAGGAATGCTTCTAAGAAAGAAAAAAAACTATGGTCAGAACACGCTCAAAGGATTGCAGTTTTGTGTATGAGAGATGACCCAAAACAATCAGGGATTTCTGTTTTCAATTTCTGCTGGCCTGACAAAAACCAAGAACCATTATTTCCATATGTATGTGTGAAAGAAATAAATCGAATCTTGATACAGGCTATGAATTACACAAACTCTCAAGCCAGCACATACCGATATTATGCTGGAAAAAAGATTCTTGATTACGAAAGAAAACAGGCTGAAATTGCTTGGGATGAAAGGATGATTATGACGTATTTGAAAATCAAGAAGTTGCTCTAATATCCAAAACTATTGAAGTCTGACTATTTTGTTAGACCACATGGAAGGGTATAATAGCGAACACTTAGTCCGAAGTATCGCCCGAAGAGGCAAATTGAAAAAAATGGAGATGAAAAAAATGACAACACGAAATGAAAATATGACGGAGACACAACAAAGAATGTTCGATGTGGTTGATGACCACAACGGTAGGGTTGACCGTGAAACCTATTTGGCTGAAATAGCCGATAGTATCACGGCAAATGGTGGAACACCAAACCCAACTTCTCTCAAAGCACATTGTTTTACAGCAAAGAATCTTGCTGGTGCTGGACTACAAAAAATAGACATTAACGGCCAACAGTATGTTTGGTCTGATGAGCAAGTCGAAGCGGCAATTAACGGAACTACAAGACCTAGAGGCGGATTGGCTTCAACTATCACTACAACTGCAACAGGAAGCATAGGTGTATCAGCACCATCACCAAATGTATTCTGCGGAATCGCTAAGAGAGATGCGTCTGCTTATCCAGCAGATATTCAAGCACTAATACCAACCGAAGCAAAGGGCTACGTTGAGCAAGGTTTAGTTGGCTCAGAATTAGAGTTTATGGCTTTCTGTCATAAAATGAATTCACATTTGATGACTCAGGGTGGAACAGGCTGTGGAAAAACTATGGCTATCTATGAGTTTGCACGTCTTATCGGACAACCAATTTGCAGAATAGTTGGTGGTGTTGGTATTGAATGGGATGACCTTCAAGGAACACTTCTAGTTAGAGAAACAGCAAGTGGTGCAACCGAGACACGTTTTATTGACGGCCAACTAACGAAAGCAATGCGTCATGGATGCATTCTTTACATTGATGAAATCAACTTCATCAAGCCAGCAGTTCTAAGTCAATTAAACGATGTTTTAGATGCTGGTCATATGGTCATAAATCAGAATGAAACTGCATCAGGTGCAGAAGTTCTTCATGCTCATCCTGACTTTAGAATTGTAGCATCTATGAATCCAAACTATGCTGGAACTTCACCACTAAACAATGCAACACGAAGAAGGTTTAGTCGCACACTAAACTTCGACTATCTTGGCCGTGATTTAGAGATTGACGTTATCCAACAACAATCAGGTAATTTCAATGTAGATGCTGCAACAGAAATTGTTCAGTTTGCTCGCAATGTTAGAAAGGCAAATGAGTCAATGACATTCTCAGAACCAACTGACTTAGGAACAAGCACACTTGTAACTGTAATGGAGACATTATCTAATTACAATATGCAACAAACTCTTGATACAGTTGTTTATCCATTGTTTGACGTTGATGACATTGAAGAAGTTAAAATCCTAGCAAGAGCAAATATCGAGGATTTGGCTTAAGGAATAAATTGGAGATTACAAAATAAAAATTAAGGATGTGATATCAAGGAAAAATAACAGACGAAAAAAACTTGGGGGGCAACTTCGGTTGTCTCCCTTTTTTTTATTTTCAATATCGGATTTTTTTCTCAAATTTTTTCTGATGTGATTTAGAATATTAGATGTTGACATCAACATATGCCGATAGAGCGATTCTAAGGCCACGTTTTGATATCGGTGGTAATCTGAGTCCTGTTAATCGAACAAATGGCTCAGATTGCTTCTATTGGTATCAGAATAGTCAGATTCGTAAATGCTTCCGACTACGATATTGATAAAGGTGGGAATATCAGGCTTTGATATGAGCAATCAGAATGAGAGAAATGCACAGCACGAAATCGAAGATATGAGATTACAAATTCAGCAATTGAATGTCAGAATAGAAAAGTTGGAATCTATACTAACTGCAATATCCCAAGCAGCAGATATCAGAACTCCAAATATGACAAATGAACATCTAAGAAATCAGACTACATTGATGGGCTGGAAATGATTGGAATAAAATCAATCTATCAACCAATGAAATCTTTGTTAGATAATTGGTCAATGAAAAACAAATCTAACATGAACACGATAATCATTCATGGAGAATCAGGAGTTGGAAAAACAACTCTATCAAAATCATATTCAACAAACTCAGGTTTTGAACCCCAATTCATATCAGACTTGAATGGTAAATATCCTTTCTCAAAAGTAACAGCATTAAGTCTTTCAGGACTACCAAGAATAGCAATTGTTGATGATGCTGATTCTCTATCAAAAAAACATTGGAAAATAGTATCAGATTTTTCAAATCAAAAACTATCTCCAATGATAATCATCGTCATCAATCTGAAATCTGTTCCGTTCAATCTGAGGAAGATTAGTTTACTTGTTGAAGTCAACAGACCTTCTAAGGAAAATCTGTTCGATTTTTTGAAATCCAAATCAACGGATTTTGATGATGAACATCTGAAATATATTGCTGAGATATCTCCAACTTGGAGAAGTGCTGGACTCAATCTCCTGACATCTCCAAATGGATTTAGATGTGAAGAAGAAATTAGAACAAAAGATTTGTTTGGTGTCGAAGAGAACCAAGCAATATTATCAGGAAAATATCATGGAAATAGAATGAATAATCATCCTTCAAGTTTGATTCAAATGGCTGAATATAATCATGTAAATACAGATGATTTAATCACAGGAATAAAGATGCATTCTGAATCTTGGAATTATGCTGGATTATCTAGGGTTTTGAAGAACTATTTATTGACCCTAAGAACGGCTCACAGCAAGCCTGTTCCATTCAGGAAGAATGCTATGTTTGGTAAAGGTGGTAAAGTCTGACTAAAACAATCCACCACATAGAACTGCTTAATAGCGAAAACTAACCCCGTAGGGATATGAACAGCACAGCCGAAGCCACAAGAAAGTCAAGAAACAAAGTAAAAGAAGCCCGATTCCATAGAGTCTCAAAGGTCATGTCAGGAGAATTAACAGGCTTTGGTTCTAAGGTCGAGAGAGTAGTGATTGACCCTGCTGGAAAGGCTTGCACCAATGGAAAAATAATTTGGATTCCTGAGTCAATGCACGACAATCCATCTTACAATCAAATTATGCAAGAAGCAATCTTAGCACATGAGAATGCTCATCACCGATATACGGATTTCGTAGCATGGAATCGTAAGGTAGTCAAGCCGACTCAGAAAAGTGCTTGCGACCCACTACTACACAAGTTTGTAAATATGCTAGAAGATGCTAGAATCAATCACCTATTCGGTCAGGATTGGAAGGGTAGTAAAAAGAGGATGCAATTTACTCACGAAGTTTTCATGCAAAGACACAAAGAAAACACAACTGATGATTCGCCTTTGAAAGAGCAAGCAATGGTTGCTATGATGACCGAAGCAATTGTTCACGAACCACATTGGTTTACAACACCCGAAGTTGTTGACTTCATGGATGCTAATAGAGCATTACTAAACAATGCAATCAAGCAAAGACATACATCTGCTGTGATAGACCAAGCAAAGAGATTAATCAAAGCGTTTAGAGAAGCATTCCCTGACGAACATGACCCATCCACAGGAATGTCATCAGATGACCTATCTCAGCAACAAGTCGAGCAAGCATCAGAACAACAAGAGTCTCAAGGTCGCAATCCTGAACAAGTCAGTTCTAACAGATTCAAGGACATGAAAGAAGCAGAAAAAGCAGAACCAAAAGAAGAGAAGAAATCAGAAGATTCAGATTCAGATTCAGATTCAGATTCAGATTCAGATTCCACACTTGGAGATTCAGATTCAGAAGGTTCAGATTCAGATTCAGAAGGTGCTGGTAGTGATGGAGAAGATTCAGATGAAGAATCAGATTCAGAAGGTGCTGGTGGAGAAGGTGGAGAAGATTCAGATTCAGATGGAGATTCAGACTCAGAACCAATGACAGGAGATGCAGATTCAGAAGGTGCTGAAACTGATGGAGATTCAGATTCAGATGGAGATGCAGATGGAGATGGAGATGGAGATGGAGAAGATTCAGATGGAGATGCAGATGGAGATTCAGATTCAGATGATGGTGGTCGAGGCGGAGTTGGTGAAACAGGCACGTTTGAAGAGGCTTGGGCTGACTTACTTGACTCAGTTGATAGTGATATAGCCGAGATAGAAGAAACGGCCTTAGATTTGGATAATGGGATAGAAACATCTGCAACAAAACAAGTAGTGAAAGATGTTACAGAAATCAAAGGTAAAACCGTTGAAGAAGATTCTTACAGCATGGTTACAGAATGTGGTCATAAAATAGAAGTTGTCGCTACTGCTAAAGACTTTAGAAATAGAGAAGATAATATCATGTATCATGCAAGCACATACAACCGTGTAGCAACACAACAAAAGAGAGTAATCAAGAGGATTACTAACGAGATGAAAAGAAGATTGAAGGGTCAAGACCCATCATGGGAAACTGAGCAGAAGAGTGGCCGTCTAAATCCACGAAGGGCATACAAATTAGGTAATGCTAAAGTCCACAAGATTGACAAAGTTTACAGAAAGAAAACCACACCTAAAGATGTTACAGGAAATGCTATCATTCTAATTGACGCATCAGGCTCAATGAGAAGTGGTAGTCGAGCATCAGATGCTTCTAATGCAGCAGTTGTTTTCTCAGAAGTTTTCCGCAACATCGGAATGAACTACGAGGTTGTTGACTTCAACACCCATTATGGAACAACCATGAGAGTCAGAAAATCCTTCTCAAGTGCTGGAACTTCGACTCTTGACCAAGCGTGTATTGCTGCACCATTTACAGGTTCAGCAAATGCAGATGGATATGCTGTTCAATGGTGCTTAGATAGACTTGCTACAATGAATGGTAGTCGCCTTCTCATTGTTATCTCAGATGGTCAACCAGCAGGTGCTTCACCATCAGGCTTGACTGACGAAGAACATTTGATTCAAGTAACAGAAAATGCAAACAAGAAAATCGGTCTGCTTGGTATTGGAATCGCTGGTCAAGATACATCTATGTTTTACCCTAACGCTATTACTATCACAGACGAGTCTCAGATAGCAAGAGAAGCCATGACGGTACTTCGACCCATGTTGAAGAGAATCGTGCCTAGAGCATAGGTGTGAGGGTCAGGAAACGGTAAAGGAGATATTGATATGAGAAGGGCAATAGAAACAGATTACGATTACAAACATTGGTTTGGGGATTACAGCATTGACAGGCCGACTACCGAGCCTCGACAATTAATATTCAAAAATGAGGCTAGTAGATTTACTACATTACATACAACAAGTCCTAAAAAATATTGGGCTAAATATACTGATGGGTTATTGTCGCATAATTCAAGTTTGAATCTAAAAGTGCAATTCAAAGATAGTGCTGTGATAAATGAAATATGGGTGAATCTTGGAAGATATATGTCAGAAAAAGAAATCAAAACCTGTGCTGATTGGTTGCATTATATTAGCGGCATTTCATCAGTATCATCATCTATTCAAGATGGTCGAGGAAGTGAAAATGGTAGGTTTGAAATCATAGAACCTATTGAAAAAATCAAAATTAATGTGAATAGTGATGAGAATGATTTCGGTGGTGATTATCCATATTTCAAAAGAAGTCTTTTGTCTTTCATGGTCTTGCATAATGATGGAAGAAATGTTATCCTTGCACCATTGTTAAATGGAACAACAAAGTTCCCATTTGAGAGAAATACTGAGGAACTTAATTATCCTGATGCAGAAGATTTGTTTGTATCTAAATTATGTTCTTCCAAATCAAAGGAATATGGATGGGTGAATGAATTATTTGTTGTGGACATTGATTCAATTGCAGGTCAGCCTGAAAATAGTATGGGTGGAAGTGTGTTTGATGATGACCTTAAGTTTGGAGATTTCATTCATTCTTCATGGGATTTTAACACAAATGAAAAAGGTATAACAGAAATTGGAGAAGCAATTCTTGGAGATAATCTAGTTTATGATTTGATTCCAAAAACCGATTTGTATGTTGGTGGAAATCTGATTGAGAAGATGTTGAGGCTAACAAATGATAATTACAACAAATATGCTATGTTAGATTTGATGAATGAATTAACACATCAAGCCGAGAGAGTTATTGATACACATACGGTTTCAACTACTACTAAAGTCAAAACTTCTAAGACCACATTTATTCCAACTTGGAAGGATAACAGACCAAGCGAAATAATAGATTTGACTGATGGTGAATATGTGATGTATTCTGACATTTTCAGGTGTCCTGTATGCAATGTAAAGGTCAAGGTTATAGGTAAGGGTAGCAACCGGAAATCCCAAGCAGAATGCCCCCTGTGTAAAAAAGGGCAAATTGAGTTTCCACATTTAGTAAATGAAGAAGGAGTTGAAGAAGAATGAGTAAGAGAATTACAAAGAGTTTGAGGCAAGCAATAGTTAGAGCAATATACACAGGGAATGAACAACATTCTCAACCAATGAGGCCAAGCGAAATTGTTGGATATATCAAGAATGATTCTAAGTTGCCAATTTCGATGAGGGGAAAAACAACAAAGCAAGTTGCTTACATTTTGAGTCAGTTAGCAAGAGATTACGATGATATCATAGTTACAGAAATCTTAGGAAGAAATGGAACTAATCATCACGGTAATGAAAGATTCACAAAAGCATTTTCAATCAAGTCAGATTATACTTTGTCTGATGCTGAGAAAGCAGTTGGAGTTCCACAAAAACAAAGACAGAACAAACAACAGATTACAGTTATGCTTTCACCGGATTCAGTCAAGTATATTCAGGCTTGGAAAAAACTTGGAATGTCAGCAGGTCAAGTTGTTGAAAATCTAATCACAGCAGATAGAGAAATTAATGGTTCACCCAAGAAACAATCTGAGCATTCTTTTGTGGAGTTTGATAATCCGTTGATGATAAATGACAAAGTTGCTGTTTCAGATACCGATAGAAGCGAATAGAGGCCATCAAATTATTCAGGGGTATAGTTTAACCTAAAATACAAACAAGTGGCTCAGATTGGCTCTATTGATACAAATATGACTAATATCGTTCTGACTGTTATCTGACCATATTCAAATCAATTTATTCACAACATATTCTGACAATCCTCAATAGCCGGAACACATCAGGGTTCATTGTGAGACAAATCGTATGGTCTGTTGATATGATGGATGGTCATGTTCTGATAGGACATGATGAATCAGGATTTGAGTTAGTTCAAGTCAGAACAGGTTCTTCACATTGGAAGTTTTCATTCTCAGGTTATGATGGTCATGGAAGAGTTAGAGTTGGTCATGGATGTAATTACAATCCATTACTTTTGATTGAGGATATTTTTCAGAAAATTGAAAATGGAATTGAAACGCCTGTTGAACTCAACATGGATGATTTCGATAACTCCACATTTTCTGAGGAATGGAGTTGAACGATTTGGATGGTGTTTGTTACGAAGGATTCAACAGATTTTGGAATTGGGTTGCCAAGAAAATTGGGTTGTTGATTTGATGATATCTTGGACTACAACAATTAGAGATGCAACATATCTTGTTGGCTTTGACAAAAATATGAAAGAGATAGGAAGTTTAGTTGAAATTGAAAACGAATGGATAATGCATCTTGATGAAAAAACAATCAGGGTAAAAGGCAATGGATGCAAAGACCCATTGAGATTCATGGAATGTTTAGTTTCACCATTATCTAATGATTCAAAAAAAGAAAAACATCCGATAGTTTTGGAGTTCATTCATCCTGATGGTGAATGTTGGGAAGTTTGGAATAATTAGATACAGCCAATAACCCCTTTCATGGCTGGTGTATATATTGGTGATAGCGTATGCCTAGAACAAATAATGAAAATCTTATTTCCGGCACACAAGCAGAACGAATATCTGTATCACTAGATGCTGAACAATTAGTCAAAGATACAACTACACAAGCATTGTTCGTAGGTGATGGCTCTACTGTTGGCGGAAGGGCTGTTGATGTCCGACCCGTTTCAGATATTACAGGCAACTATACTTTGGTCAGGGCTGACGAAGGAAAGATTCTCAGATTCAATTCTGCATCTGCAATTACAATCACAATTCCAACAAATGCGAATGTCGGATATCCTGTCAGTTTGACACGAATCCCATTCATAAATTTGGGTGCTGGTATTGTTACTTTGGTTGCAGATACCGGAGTAACTTTAACTTCTATCGAACCCAATATTAATTCTAAAGAAAGTGGAGAAATACACAAGACAGCAACTAACACTTGGTTTCTATCAAAAGGTGGTGCAGGTGTAAGTCAATTAACAGAACTAACTGATGTCAATATTACTAATCTTCTCAATACTCAAACCTTACAATATAATACCACATCAGGTAAGTGGGAAAACGTATCTTCAACTGATGCAAATACAACTTACGATTTAGCAGTTCCAGCATCAACAACAAATCTCAGATTGACAGGTTCAGATGGCTCAACAGATAATATAACTTTGACAGGTGCAGGTGCAACTTCGATTGCTAGAACATCAGAAACAGAAATGACAATCACATCCACGAACACAACTTATGGGGTGTTGATACCAACAGGTACTACAAGTCTGAGATTGTCAGGTTCAGATTCATCAACAGATGACATTTCAATTGTTGGTGGAACAAATACAACAGTTACAAGAACATCAGATTCGATTCTAACTTTAGCCTCAGATGATACAACTTATTCTCTAGGAACTTCATCTGCTGGAAGCAATGCAACAATTGATTTGACAGCAGGTGGTTCGGGTAGTGGAACAGACTCAGTAACATTGGCTGCTGGTAGCAACATAACTATCTCAGAAACAGGAGATACAATCACCTTTGCTGGAACTGCTGGAACTGTTACAAGTGTAACGGGGTCAAGTCCTATTTCTGTTTCATCAGGAACAACAACACCAGCCATATCAATTTCTCAAGCAGATGCAAGTACGAATGGTTTCCTGAGTAGTTCAGATTGGTCAGAATTTCAAAGCCGTTTATCCAGCGTTGGAATAACAAGTGGTGGTGGTCTATCTGTATCAGGAAGTCCACTAACAAGTAATGGTTCAATTACACTAACAAACACAGGAGTAACATCTAATGTTGCAGGTACAGGAATATCAGTCTCAAGTGGAACAGGTGCAGTTACAATTACTAACACGGATTTGGGTTCTTCTCAGAACATATTCAAGACCGTAGCAATTAGTGGTCAAGACAATATTGTAGCAGATAGTAATTCAGATACATTGACGCTCGCAGAAGGTAGTAATATTACTCTGACTACAAATGCTGGAACTGACACAATTACAATCGCTGGAACTGACACAACTTATTCTGCTGGAACAGGATTAAATTTAGCGGGTACTACTTTCTCAAATACAGATTTAGGTTCGGCTCAGAACATATTCAAAACAATAGCAGTAAGTGGTCAGTCGGATATAGTCGCAGATAGCAATACAGACACGCTTACATTCGCTGCTGGAAGTAATGTGTCTCTTACTACTACTGCTGGTACAGACACGCTTACAATCGCTTCTACGGACACAAACTATTCTGCTGGTTCAGGACTAGATTTGGCTGGAACTACTTTCAGCGTTGATGTCTCAGATTTCATGGCTAATGGAGTCAACAATAGAATCCTAACTGCATCGGGTGCAGATTCCATAAATGCTGAGTCAGGTTTGACTTTCGATGGCAGCACTTTGAATGTTGGTGGAAGTGTAATAATTTCTTCTGACCTTACCGTAAACGGAACAACTACCACAATCAATACTCAGACCCTAAGTGTTGATGACCCAATGGTTGTTGTTGGAGATAACAATTCAGCAAATAGTGTTGATTTGGGAATCATCGGAAAATATGTTGACACCAACACCTATTATTCAGGACTTCTCCGAGATGCAAGTGCTGGAAAGTTTAGACTATTTACAACAACACAAGATTTGAGTTCGGCAACAACTGTTGACCCAACAAACGGTGGATATGCAAATGCAGATTTGATTGTTGGTGCAATCCAACAATCAGGTGCGACAAATGGAATAGTATATGCAGATTCAAACGGCAATTTACTTGGTGGTAGAACAATAGCAGAAGGAGTTGGAATAGATATCACAAATGGTAGTGCAGTTTCAGGCAATCCAACTATTGCTCTTGACCTATCTGAATTAACAACTTCAACATCAAATGCTGACGGTGATTTCTTTGTTGTCGTAGATACAGGAAATGCTCAGAAGAAATTAACGAAGGCTAACATCAATATTTCAGGATTCAATAATGATTCAGGATTCACAACAAATACAGGTACAGTTACATCAGTTGGGCTTGCAGGTGATAGTGGCTCAACAGCAATCACAACATCGGGTACATTCACGATTGCAGGTGGAACAAATGTAACAACAAGTTTGTCAGGTTCAACTCTTACAATTGCTGCAACAGATACTAACACAACTTATTCTGCTGGTGATGGTCTTGACCTTTCAGGAACAACATTCAGCACCGACCTAAAATCAAATGGTGGTTTAGTAATCGAGTCAACAGAATTGGCAGTTGATTTAGGTGCATCTTCAATCACAGGAACACTAGCAATATCAGATGGTGGAACGGGTGCAACATCTGCTGGTAGTGCAAGAACAAATCTAGGTCTAGGTTCAATAGCAACTTTGTCATCTATTGCATTCTCAAACATAGCACCAGCAGCAATTCAATTGAGCAGCGAATCCTTCACCGATGTTGATACAACATTGATGACTTCTGCTGCTATTCAAGATAAGATATTATCATACGGATATACAACCAATACAGGAACAACCACAGCAGACAATACTCAGACATTTACTAACAAGTCAGGGAACATTTCTCAATGGACTAATGACTCAGGTTATACAACAAATGTTGGAGATATCACAGGCGTAACTGCTGGTCAATCTTTGAGTGGTGGGGGAAGTTCGGGTTCTGTATCATTAGGTGTATCAGACAATGGTATTGGTGCGTTACAATTGAATGTCTCAGGTAATGGTAGTTCGGGTCAGGCATTGACATCAGACGGAGATGGAAGTTTCTCTTGGACTACAATGGAAGTTGGAGATATCACAGGAATTACAGCAGGGGTTGGTTTGTCAGGTGGTGGAACAAGCGGTTCGGTATCATTAGCACTTGACCTTCACGAACTCTCAGCATTGGGTGCAGAAGCCTCGACATCAGATTATGTTTCGATTGTTGATTCAACAGATAATTCGACAAAGAAAGTATTGATTTCAAATCTGCCATTTGGTTCAGGTTCAGGAGACATATCTGCGGTAGTTGCAGGTGCAGGTTTGTCAGGTGGTGCAACAAGTGGAAGTGCAACTCTCAGTATTCCGAATCAAGGTAGTGTATCTGCTGGGTCATATACGAACTCAAACATCACAGTTGACGCAAGAGGAATCATCACAGATATTAGCAATGGTTCAAGTGGTTTAGCGGGTTCTATATCTAGCACACAAGTTGCATTTGGAACAGGAACAGATACAGTAGGCGGAGATGCTAACTTTACATATGATTCAACAGATGATGTATTAAGTGTTGAAAGAATAAAGACTCAAATTATTATAGAAGTTAAAAATGATACTGCATCTTCAATTGGTGCGGGTAATGTCGTTTATGTTAGCGGAGAAGGAACTCATCCTTCTGTAACTAAAGCAAGAGCCGATTCATCTTCAACAATGCCTTCTCTTGGAATAGTTACAAACAATATTGGCGCATCATCTAGTGGTTATGTATCAACTAATGGGATTTTAACAATTAGTAGCACATTGATAGATGATACTCTTTCCGACCCATCTGATGTTGGTTCGATTTTGTATGTTAGTCCAACTACTGCCGGAAATATGACTATTACAAAACCAACAACTTCAACTCATTTAATTCAAAATGTTGGAAAAATTGTTGATATTAACGGTTCAACTGTTAAAATTGCCATAGCAAATATAGGAAGGACAAATGATGTTCCTAATACTATCAGTATTACAGGTAGCATAACAGGTTCGTCAATTATCAAATCCGGTGGAACATCATCTCAATTTTTGAAAGCCGATGGTAGTGTTGATTCTTCTGCTTACTCGACAACAGTAGGAACTGTAACATCTGTTTCAGTAGGAACAGGATTAGATGTTTCAAATTCAACCACTACACCTTCAATCACTCTCGACCTATCTGAGTTTACAGACATGACTGCTACTATGATTGGAACTGATGAGTTCATAGTATTAGATGCAGGTTTGGAAAGGAGAAAAGCAGCAAGTGAAATAGGGTTGAGCATCTTCAATAATGATAGTGGTTTTACTAGTAATGTCGGAGATATAACGGGAGTAACTGCTGGAACGGGTTTGTCAGGTGGGGGAACTTCGGGTGCAGTTACATTGAACATTGACTCAACAGTTGCTACACTTACAGGAACACAAACTTTGACCAACAAATCAGGGAACATTTCTCAATGGACTAATGATAGTGGCTACACTACTAATGTTGGAGACATCACAGGTGTTACTGCTGGAACTTTACTAGATGGTGGTGGAACATCGGGAACGGTAACGCTGAGTGTTGATTTGTCAGAATTAACAACATCAACATCAGATGCAGATGGAGATTTCTTTGCAGTAATTGACTCGGCAAACGCTCAGAAGAAATTGACAAAGAGCAACATCAATATTTCAGGTTTCAACAACGATGCTGGATTCACCAATAATGTTGGAGACATTACAGGTGTAACTGCCGGACAATCTTTGACAGGTGGTGGTTCAAGTGGTTCTGTAACTTTAGGTGTATCAGACAATAGCATTAGTGCTTTACAATTGAATGTCTCAGGTAACGGTAGTTCCGGTCAGGCACTAACATCCGATGGTGATGGGTCTTTCTCTTGGACTACTATGGAAGTTGGAGATATCACAAATGTAGTCGCTGGAACAGGATTAACAGGTGGTGGTTCTAGTGGTTCTGTAACTCTCAATGTGAGTGGATTGACTGTTTCTGAATTGGCCGCAAGTAGTATTCAATTAAGTTCCGAATCGTTTACAGACAACGACACATCTATTATGACATCGGCAGCCATTCAAGATAAGATTTTATCTTACGGTTACACTACAAATACAGGAACTACTACTGCTAGTAATACTCAGACGTTTACCAATAAGTCAGGGAACATTTCTCAATGGACTAATGATAGTGGTTATGGAGACATTACTGCTGTGGTTGCTGGAACAGGATTATCGGGGGGTGCTACAAGTGGTTCAGCAACTTTGAATGTAAGTGGTTTGACCTTGAGTGAGTTTGCTGGGGCTTCTCTTCAATTATCATCAGAATCATTCGCAGATAATGATACCAGCATAATGACTTCTGCTGCCATTCAAGACAAGATTCTATCCTATGGCTACACTACGAATACAGGAACAACCACAGCATCCAATACTCAGACGTTTACTAACAAATCAGGGAATATCTCACAATGGACTAATGATTCAGGATATACAACTACAAGCGGAACTGTAACATCTGTTTCAGTAGGAACAGGACTTGACATCTCTAATGCAACTACCACACCTTCTATTACTCTCGACTTATCTGAAATTACTACTTCAACAAGTAATGCAGATGGAGATTTCTTTGTAGTTGTAGATTCAGCAAATGCTCAAAAGAAATTGACCAAAGGTAATATAGCAATTTCAGGATTTAACAATGATTCAAACTTTACATCTAACACAGGAACAGTAACAAATGTATCTGTTGGAACAGGACTTGATGTATCAAATGGAACTACTACGCCTTCCATTACTCTTGATTTATCTGAGTTCACAGATATGACTGCTACAATGGTTGGAACTGATGAATTTATTGTTTTAGATGCGGGTTCAGAAAGAAGAAAAGCAGCATCAGAAATCGGACTTAGTATATTCAATAATGATAGTTCATTTACCAACAACACAGGAACAGTTACATCAGTAGGAATAACAGCAGGTAGTTTGATTGACGTTTCAGGTAGTCCTGTAACCACATCAGGAAACATTACAGTAAATGTTGACTTATCAGAATTAACAACTTCTACAA